CGTACAGCCTGTGGGTCATTAACTGGATACATACCAAGTTGAAGTTGTGGGTGATCCATCTCCCAGCACTCGTTACATACTTTAATACTAACATTTTTGGTCTTAATAGTAAGTTTTTTAAGATTCTTAAGTTTGTATCTAAAGCCACATCTATCGCACTCCGCAATAGCAAACTTGCCGGAGGAAAACATTGTTGTCATTATCCATTACCTAAATAAGTCATTCTAGGAATAAAACGAATTGGCGCTTTTTCTCTATCTTCTTCAGAGGCAAATTGGAATTGCTGCTCATACTCAGACTTTAACCCCATGATACGGTTAGGGTCCATGTTAGGAAGTTTCATAGATAAATAATAGGCAAGCCCTGACACCATGCACAATAACCAACGGTACGGAATATCTTGTGTATTAACTGCATTACCAGCATCTTGAATACGGCGTAGTCTCCAGTAAACAAATGTGTAATAGTTAGATTGATCTGGCGTTGGCCAAACTGTTACTTGTGGATTTCTATCTGGCGTAGCGCCAGTGGGGTACGATGCGCCACTTTGTCTATTAATCCAAACTTGAATTGGCCTGCCTTGGGCTAACTTATTAGGGATTGTAGCGTAGGTAGATACACTGATGCGACTGATGGTGATATCCGTCTGGTTATTCTGCTGGCCTTGATTAGTCCGAATCTGATGCTCAAGTAAATCAATTGTGTCCGTAGGAAGGTCGTAAGTATTAGTGCCCTGCACCATTGGGATAGTGCCTTGTTCAATAGTCCAAAGATTGATTCCACGATTTGCCCATTCAATAGTTAGTAAGTTTAAAGATCTTCTTGCTGTACGAAAATCATAGCCAGTGCGTACCTCTTGACCGCATCTCTCAAATGCTTCTTCAATAAGTTCTGATAAATCTAGATTAAATGCGCTAGTGCCGGTAGTTGTCATTTTTTGGCGATTCTAAAATTATTCTTACAATTAATAAATCAATAACAAATAAATCATAATTCTCTTCTTCTGATATTTCAAACCCTAAAACAACCCCAGTAATAAACTCAATGTATATTCCTAGCTCTTTCATCTTGCTTTACCGTATCCGCGCGTTGCTAATTTACCAGCAACCTTACCGCCTTTTTTGTAGTCACTACGCATTTCGCTAGGTTTAAAATCACCTTTTGAAGCGCCGGTAGAACTTACTCTTTCAGATCTTTCCGCTGCTTTTGCTGCATCTTTTTTAGATTTTTCAGCTGCTAAATTACGGATCTGACGATTGTATTCCTCTTCACCTTTAGCTGCTTTTTCTTTCATTACTTTTTTAGCAGTATCTTTTTCAGCTGAACGTACAGCACTCTTGGCTATTCCTTTTAAAATTCCACCTGGCATAACATAATCTTCAGGATAAGCTCTTTCTACCGGTTTATCTACTACATTAAGTCTTTCTTTTTCTAACGCAGTAGATGATTTACGCGTGCGTCTGTCATTCTGGTCACTATAGTCTTTTTTAGGCTCAACTTTAGCTTTAGGTTTAGCTTTAGGTGTAGATGATGGTGTATCAGGTTCTTCATCTTTTTGTTGAGTTTCTACAAACTTTTTAGCGCGAGCGCGAACGTCATCATCAATACCAGTTGGTCCATCTTTATTATCACGAAGGTCTATTGTTTCTCCACCTTCACCAAATCTTTTAGCTTTGCGTTTCATATTGTTCTCCTTAAGCTTTTCCGCCACTACACATATTTTTAGTGACTTCGTGGTTTAGTTTATGTCCAGCTGCATGTGCTTTATAGTGTTCATGGTGTGGCTTATGACCAGCTTGGTGGGCTTTATTCATATCCTCATGTAGTTCATGTTTCACTACGGCTTGTTCAGTAACTACTGGTGCGTGATCAATTTTCATTAGTATCTCCTTAGCAAACTTTGCCTTTAGTTTTACCTTTAGACTCAATACCACCGCCTTTAGCAAAACTTTTCATATTCTTAACTCCGCCCATTTTAGCAGACCCAATAGAAGCTTCTTTAGGTGCGCCTTTTTTGGCACTCATATTATCTTTAACTTTTTCCATCTTTGCTGGCATCATACGTGCTTCAGCTTTTCCGCCTTTTTTCATACCTAACATCCCCATAGATTTAGATTCAGGCATAATGCCTGATTTAGAAACGCCTTTCGGCAACTGTTTGTTCATTTCTTTTTGAATCTTTGCACCTGTACTAGCCATACCACCCCCTTTAAATAAAGCTTCTTGCCCATGATCAGTTTTCTTCTTATTGATCGTCTGTCTATCCGCTCTAGTTGTCATATTATTTACTTAAAAAACCTTGAAACAAGTTTGCCAATAAAGCACCGAGTAGACCAAAAGCACCGCCTACCATCATTAATGTACGCCATCCACCATGTGCTGTTGCCAATGTTTTTTCAATAGCCTGAACTGCTTCTTTGATTTGTTTCATCTCTTCAACCATTTTATCCATATCACCTTGAAGATGTACAATATCGTTAGCATGTGTAGCTAGTTCTCTAGCAGTTTCAATTGGGTCCATATCGCTCATATTAACATTTCCACCGTTTTAAACTAGCAGCCTTCCTAGTAGGCTTGCCATTCTCATCTTTCATTGGGCCTGGCATACCGCTCATCCTAGCGCAGAAAGACTTCTTACGAGGCCCTCCTTCAGGTTGCGGAGCTTTTAAATTCGAGCCAGTCGCCGCGTTATACTTTGCCCTACCCTTAGCAGTAAGTCCAGCCCCTTTAGAAACCGAGAGTTTTTCGCCTCTTCCAACTGCAAGACTGGGGGTTTTCTTCTTAGTAGCCACATCATTCACCTATATTAAAAAGGAATATAACTTTTAACTAATTTACCAGCAATAATAACCCCAGCAGAAACAGTGGTTGCCGTGCTTGTTACTAACTGCCATTGAATGTCTGTTTTTTCTGCGTATAAAAATGGCGTGGTAGCTCTATTTGCTGTATAGATAGAAACAAAAGGTTGTTGTAAAACATTCAACTTAACGCCGGTTACGTTATTAATTGCCTGCACACCATAAGTTACAATATTAGCTGAGGTATAACTATTTGAAGTATTTACTTCTGCCAAGTCCAAATAGAAAGAATACCCTGCTGGCACAGTATAGATAGACATTTGCGTCTTTCCAATACCAATATTGATTTGCGCGATAATGTTTGCAGATTGCTTTAGAGTAATAGTCCCTACGTTGGTATTTTGGCTTGTTCCAGGTGAAGTCATAAGCATGCTGTTAACACGATAATAACTATTTACTGTAGTGACGTTTGTTGTACCATTTAAAGCTAAAGTTTCTGAAATAGGGTTAAAACTAGAATCTAAACCACTAATTAAAACTTTTGCCAAGGTATCATCAGATGTTGATGAGCTCACCAATGTTAGCGTTGATGCAGACGTAATATAGGTATACGCTGTTGCATTTTCCCATACAGGTATCTTTGTATTTCCTACTGCGGATTGATAGCCGAATAAACTTAATATGCTATGCCCAGAAATTTGCCCACGAGCCACTTGTAAATCAAATGGTTCATTCTTAGCCTTTACTGTAGCTGAGGATGTAACTCCTAATGTTGCCATAATTAATCTCCTAAAATTTTTAAAAGGGGACCGAAGTCCCCTGGATTAATTACATTAATGTACCGTAAGGGTATGTTGTTCTAGTACCGATGTTGTTATCAGGCTGTGTGTAACGAGTAGTTAAATAAAACTTACCAGTTAAACTTGTACGAGTATCTAACGCTGTGCCTACAATTGCCAATGTGATAACAACTTGAGATAAGTTTGGCTGACCAGACTGTAGAATATCAACAGTTGTTGCAGTTTGGTTTGAAAGCTGCGTAGCTGTGTAAGTAGCCAAAGCTTGTCTACCGACTGCTGAAATTGCGCCAGTAGCCGCGTATGTTGGTGTACCGGCAGCAGCAGTGTAGTTATTAGAGATATAAATAGTTTGTGAAGTAATCGCTGCACTACCACCAGCAACAGCTGCTAAAGCACCAACATCAATTAAGAAGTCGTCAATATCACATCCTGTTGGTAGATACAACACGCATCCACGATATACGTTGGTCGCAGTATCTGTTGGGATTGTTTGAGCTACTGATGGGTATACTGAGCTAGATGGCTGGTATACAATTGCGTTAGTGTTTGGTACGCCGTTACCGTTAACAAACTGACCAGAAGCACCAGCATAGTTAGCAGAGCCGTTAGTTGTTACTGAGAGATCTAAGTCGCAGTACTGATTTAATTGTGTATATCCTACGTTACGTAGTGGGCCAAAGCGGTTGTCGCCTGATAAAATTGGGCCTTCAAAGGTTGCGCGTGTCATGTTAATTTCCTTATGCAAAAGAGCTTATATCAATCGTTGCATCGTCTGCTGGGGCAGTCCGATATAAGCATTACCCAGTTAAGCATAGTATACAACATTTTTATTTTAATGTGTAAAATATATAAATATTTTAAAGGGTAGCCTATGCCATATAAAGATCTAGAAGTCAGGAAACTGAAGGCTAAAGAGTATTCAAAAAAATACTACAAGGCGAATAAGAAAAAAATAATCAAAAAGAACTTAGATTACAAAAAGAAACTAAGGGTTCTATGGGCGGAATTTAAAGCTACGCTTATTTGCCAGCATTGTGGGGAAACACACCCGGCCACATTTGATTTTCACCACATCAAAAAAGATATTGCAAATAAAAGAGTATCAGAACTTATACAATGGCAGAACTACAGCGGTGCGCGAAAAGAGATAAAAAAATGCATTGTGCTATGTGCTAACTGCCATAGAAAACATCACTACGAGGAAAGAAAAAACCCCGCCTTGTGAGCAGGGTTTTCTTGGGAACAGTCACTCGATTAGAATGAACCTGAAGAACCCCAGACGCCTAGTGGATCAGACCAGCCGAATGAATATCTCTCACGAGATTTGTAACGAACGTTACCTGTATCGAAGTCACCGTCCATAGAATTCTGGAGTGGTGTACGAACAAAGTGCTTGAGTCCGTTAGGAACGTCAGTCAACAAGAACCATGCATTAACGTCAGTCAAGAAGTGGTTAACTGTGTAACCTTCTGGGATCGTGCCGTTGTTGTTGATCGCACTGATATCATTGTTGTTTGTACCAACACGTAACTTAGTATCAAGCAAACGAGTAGCAACGAACATCAATGCTGGTGGAACAACTAACTTGCGTGGCTTAGCAGCAATTAACAACTGACGCTCATCTGTCCATGCAGCGACCTGAATAACAGCGGCTTCCAAAGAAGTTTCATTCAAATCTACGCCTGTAGATGGAGTGTTAGAGTTAGTACCACCGCCGACTAATGGGTGAGCAGTAGAGAACAAAGGTACACCATCACCACCGTAATAAGCAGCAGTGTTAGTAAAGCCGTTATTAAATACAGAAGCACCTTTAACTTGCTTGGTGTAAGCCATACCACGAGCTAATGCCTTAGTATAACGAGCAGACAATGAGTCATACAAGTTATCTTCAATTGCTTCTTCAGTAATTGAGAAACCTAAAGCGATAGTTTCGTGTGAGTAACGAGTTGTCCAAGCCTCTTGCGCTGTATCGTAAGCAATAGCAGCACCTTCAGATTTAACTGGAGCAGCAGAGAATCCAGACAATTTTGTTTCTTCTTCGAATGAACGTTCTGATGTTTCGATTTCATAAATTTCTTTATGTTCTTCACCATAGCGAGCATATTCAAGACCGAACAAAGCGTTCAATCCTGGGAGTAGTTCTTTTAGTAACTGTGCACGTG